TTTTTTAGATAGCTAGGACTTACATTGTCTCTATCTTTGTTAAGAGGAATTTTCTGATCGACATTTATTGAAAAGCCAATATCAGTCTCAACAACAGGAATACCCATTTCATAAATAAAATGTTTATCTGTTTTGAACAACTCGATATTAGTATTTCTTGATGATCTTACTAAATTACCCTCATCATCAGAAACAACAGTAGGCAAATTCTCAGTAAAAGATTTGTATGTTTCTGGTCGAGAAACTAAATCTCCATTTACTAAGTATTCAACACCCATAGGTGGAATAATCATTTTTGCCTTATCTGTAAGGTCAGCTATTTCTTCATAAGTTAATTTTAACTCGCCAGAAAAAATAGTTCCTAGTTCAGTTTTTACTTTTGTTTTATTTCTTGAACCATCTTTAGCAAAGATAACTGAACCAGTAGTAGATTTTATGTTTGCAAGATCAAACATCGCAAGAGCAAATTTTTCTCCAACATTAAATCTGCCTCTTTTTTCTACGATACCTTTTTTGTAGCTTGGTGCAAACATAGTATAAGAATCTTTTAAATTCTTAAAACCATCTTTGCTGTTATCTAAGCAATCAATATAACTTTGATAAGATGTTGTTTTACCAATATCTAATTTACATAAAGTTATATCTTCATCAAAAGAATTACTTACCAATTCCTTAATGATAAAGAATTTATCTTTCTCACTTTGGACTTGTTGCAATCCTTTTTTATCAATTTCAAACCAATTATTTTTTTGCATTGTTTTCTCCTTTATTATTATTAGGTTTGTTGATTTGTTTCTTAATAATTCCACTCCAATATTTATCTCTATCTAAACGATTTCCATAATTATCGTAGATAGCAGTAGAGTTATCAAGATGTGTAATTTTAAAAAGATGAGTGACGCTATCATTTTCGATAACGTCAAACTTTTGTATCTTCTTAAAAAGTCTGTTTAGTTTAGGCATTGTTTTCTCCTTTATTATTATTATTAAGTTTATT